GCTAATTTAGCCGCTGCGGAAGCTGCGGGGTATAACGGCGGTTTTCTTTTAACTGATAATCTTGGAAATAAAGTTTCTCTCAACTCTTTAATTAACGCCACACCTGAAGAAGCGTTGAAGGGCGGTGGGCTGCTGCCCAACTCTGGCTTCTCTGGAAACTTAGAGGGCACTGCTGAAGCGGGCGGTATTTTGGGTAGCGGCGCGGATGTTTATCAGGCGGGCGGTGGTTTGGTGCCGGATTCTGGAGCAGTTGGCGGTATTTTGCCAAATGTAGTTAAAGATCCGAACCCAATCAATTATTATATGGGTCGCCCGACGAATATGACGACCGATGCTGAGATTGCAAACTTCGAGGCGGTTAATAACCCTAACCCAATGGGTGTGGGTCCGGGTGCTCTTATGGTTCCTGATGCGATTGCTTTGGGCCTCAGCAATCAACCGGGCGGTGGTGAGATGCAAACTAAGCCCGTTGCTTCAACAGGAACTCCTCCGGTCGGGATACCGGACCCAGATATGACGCAACGTCCTATGCCGTTTAGCGGATTAGCGAGTTTAACTAAGCTGCCGATGTTTCAGGAGTTTGCAACGAAGTTGGAATCGGAGCATCCGGAGGCGAGTCAGTTATTCAGTCAGATGTTTATGGGGTCTTCTCAGCGTCCTATGCCGTTTCAGAATCCGTTTATGGGAATGGGCATGGGTTCGTTTTACCCTATGATGGGCGGAATGGGCATGGGTATGGGCGGCTACAATCCTATGATGGGCATGGGTGGCGGTTTTAATCCAATGATGGGCGGAATGGGCATGGGTGGTTACAGCCCGTTTATGGGAATGAGTCCTTTTATGGGTATGGGCGGTGGTTTTAATCCTATGATGGGCATGAGTGGTGGTGGACTAGGTTCCTTTTATCCGCAGCCTTCGACATATGGTCCGCCGCAATCGATGCCATCGATGGGTGGTTATCCGACGCCTCCGCAGAGCAGTCCGTTTGGTGGTGCGATGCGCGGTTATTATGCTTAGAGTTGAAGGAGAACTCGAATGAAGAAGTTTCAAGGTGGTGGCGGAGTTCCTCGTCAGACGACGATTGGTGGTCAGCGGCATGATTTGGCGTATATAAATCCGTTTGAGGCGGATTTATTGCGGTCATATGGTGGGAGTGGTGAGCCGGGACCGGGCGGTGTTCCTGCATATTACAGTTATTCGATGAGCAGAAACCGCGATGGTAGTTATAGTATGCCTTCGTCTTCGCAGCAACGGGCGCAACGCGCAGCGGCGGGGGCACCGAGTGTTTCGTCTTCTAGGTCTAGTTCTTCTGCCCCTACAAGTAGTCCTCGCCCGCCTGCAAGACCAACGACTTCGACGCCATCTAGTAGGTCTAGTTCGACTCCTTCTAGTCCGTCTGGCGGTCCCGGCGGCGGCGGTTCTGGCGTTGGACAGACTTATGTTGCTCCTGTTTCAACTCCGCCAAAAAAAGAATCTAAGTTTTCTCAGATTCGGAGCACTGGTGGTGCATATACAGTTCCGAAATCAGACCAGCAAGATGAAGATTACGCGGAGCGTATTGCCAACCTACAACGACAGTTAGATGCGCGGGATCAGAAAGCTAAAGAAAACGAAGCCAAGGCCAAAGCGGCGGAAGATGCGAGGATAGCGGAGGCGGCGGCGGCAGCGCGGCGGCAGCGGACGATTGGTATTGCTCAGAGTGTTCCAGACCCGATGCGGGGTGGTCTTGGTGGTCTTACTGATTTATTGGGCATGATTCCGGGCGTACCTATGTTGATTGACGCGGCTAAGGGTGCTGCGGGGGACATACAAATGTCGTATTACGCGGGTGGTCCTTTGCGTTCTCGTGAAGAGCAACGCAGGAATCTTCAAGAGGCGCGGAACCCGGACGGTTCTAGGATGTACTCTGATTTTGAGATCGATGAATATTTCTTAATAACGGACGAAACAGCCGAGCGAGCGAGACAACAGGCTGGTGTTCGGCCCGGTGGAGACGACTCGACGCCGTACACGTTGCCCGCTGCTGCGGATCCTTGTCCGGAGGGGTATCGGATGGATACGGTGACGAACATGTGTGTTCCAGCGGATGATGTTACTGGCGGAACGCCTCCTGTGGTTCCGGGGTTTCCGGATTTAACACGCCCTGATCCGGTTGCGGTTCCGACGGTTGTTGGCTCTTCGGATTATACGCAGATGCCTGTTACGGGTGGGTTTCCACCGTTGTTGCCGGGGGTTGTGCCGATGCCTGAAATTGCAGGTCCTGTGAATCGAGGATTTATGCCAAGTGAATACGGGGGACTTTTGGGCATCGCAGGTCCTGACGCTAGATTTACCACGGGTATGCCAACGGATATAGATCCGTTTAGGTAATGAATTTACAGGCATTACCTGAAGAAGCGTTAAAGGAGATCTTAGCCTTAACTGAGGCTAAGAAAACTTTGGATTTGAGGGAAAAGGCGCATGATCAGTTCATGCCGTTTGCTCATCATGTGTATGAGAACTTTATTGAGGGTCGTCATCACCGGGTTATTGCGGAAAAGTTGGAGCGGGTAGCGAGGGGCGAGTTAAAGCGGTTAATTATTAATATGCCGCCTCGTCATTCGAAGTCGGAGTTTGCCAGTTATTTGATGCCTGCGTGGTTTTTGGGGCGGAATCCGAAGTTAAAGATCATTCAGGCTACGCACAACACTGAGTTGGCGGTACGATTTGGTCGTAAGGTGCGGGATTTGATTGATGATCCTGCGTATAAGGCTATTTTTCCGGACACGAATTTGAAGGAAGACAACAAGGGTGCGGGTCGTTGGCAGACTGACAGGGGCGGTGAGTATTTTGCGGCTGGTGTTGGTGCTGCGGTAACGGGTCGTGGTGCGGATTTGTTTGTGATTGACGATCCGCATTCGGAGCAGGACGCTATGAGCGACAGTGCGTTCGACAATGCGTATGAGTGGTACACTTCTGGTCCTCGTCAGCGTCTTCAACCGGGTGGTTCGATCATAATTGTTATGACTCGGTGGGGAAAAAAGGACTTGACAGGTCGTTTGATTGCCGCGCAGGGCGGGGATGTGATGGCGGACAAGTGGGAGGTTGTGGAATTTCCTGCGATTATGCCTTCTGACAAGCCTTTATGGCCTGAATTCTGGGAAAAAGACGCATTATTGGGGATTAAGGCGTCACTTCCGGTAGGAAAGTGGAATGCGCAGTGGCAGCAGCAGCCTACGGCGTCGGAATCTGCGATTATTAAGCGTGAGTGGTGGAAGGATTGGGATAAAGAGAAGATTCCACGGCTGGATTACATTTTGCAGGCGTATGACACGGCGTTTTCGAAGAAAGAAACTGCGGATTACAGCGCGATTACGACTTGGGGGGTATTTAAGCCCGAGGAGGGTGGCCCTGATCACATTATTTTGTTGGATGCCCGTCGAGGGCGGTGGAATTTTCCGGAACTAAAGGAGATTGCGTATGAAGAGCACGAATACTGGGAGCCAGACATGGTGTTGGTCGAAGCGAAAGCGACGGGTACACCACTTATTGACGAGTTGCGGCTTCGTGGTATTCCGGCATTGGGCTTCTCACCGGGCAAAGGGAATGATAAGATAACGAGAATGCACATGGTTGCGCCTTTGTTTGAGGCTGAGATGGTTTGGGCTCCGATGCACGAAAAGTTTGCTGACGAGGTCGTTGAGGAGGTAGTTTCATTTCCTAATGGCGATCATGATGACTTTTGTGATAGTATGACCTTGGCACTGATGCGTTTTCGTCAAGGCGGGTTTATTTCGTTGAGTGGCGAAGACGAGGATAGTTTAGAATGGAGGCCCCGTAAGCGGGAGTATTATTAATGGCTTTACCACCTAACATGGTTGTGCCGGGGTTGGACCTCGATGACACAGCGGGACTTCCAGACGTAGAGATTCCTATTGATGTACCGATGGAGTTTCCGGATGGTGCGGAGATTATTGAGGATGGCGAGGGCGGCGCGATTGTGCAGGCTATTCGTGAGGGGGAGATGGAGATCCCTGACGAGGCTATACCTTTTGACGCTAATTTAGCGGAGGTTTTGGACGATGGCACGTTGGGAGAGTTATCTTCTGAGTTGCGGGCTTCGTATAACGAGGATTTGGATTCTCGTGACGAGTGGGAAGAGACGTATGTTAAGGGTCTTGATCTGCTTGGTTTGAAGACTGAGGAGCGCACGACTCCGTTTGAGGGTGCGAGTGGTATTACGCATCCGATGATTAGCGAGAGTGTTACGCAGTTTCAGGCTCAGGCGTATAAGGAGTTGTTGCCAGCGGGTGGTCCGGTTCGCACGAATGTTTTGGGATTGCAGAACGCGGAGCGAGAAGAGCAGGCCAATCGTGTAAAAGACTTCATGAACTATCAGATTACTGAGGTTATGGAAGAATATGATCCGGACATGGATCAGATGTTGTTTTATTTACCCTTGAGCGGTTCGACATTTAAGAAGGTATATTTTGATCAAACGCGGCAGCGGGCTGTTGCGAAGTTTATTCCTGCGCAGGATTTGGTTGTACCGTATTCTGCTTCTGATTTAGCAACATCGACGCGAGTTACGCATGTATTGCGGATGGATGAGAATGACGTTCGTAAGATGCAGGTTGCTCAGGTTTATCGTGATGTAGATTTGCAAACGTCTTCGGATACGGAAGAGGACCCTGTTAAGCAGAAGGTTAATGAGCTTGAGGGGATATCTAAGAACTACAGCGATGATGTTCTGACGATCTTGGAGATGCACGTTGAGTTGGATCTGGAGCGGTTTGAGGATTTAGATCCTGAGACTGGCGAGCCCACGGGTATTCGTCTTCCTTATGTTGTTACGATTGACGAGTCTTCGGGCAAGGTTTTAGCGATTCGTCGGAACTACGACATGACGGATCCGTTGAAGCGGAAGCGTCAGTATTTTGTGCATTATAAGTTTATGCCGGGTCTGGGTTTTTACGGCTTTGGTTTGGTACACATGATTGGTGGTTTGGGCCGCGCTGCGACGAGCCTGTTGAGACAGTTGATAGACGCTGGGACGTTAGCCAACCTTCCTGCTGGATTTAAGGCCCGTGGAGTGCGTGTACGCAACTCTGATGAGCCATTACAGCCCGGAGAGTTTAGGGACATTGACGCGCCCGGAGGCAGCATCAGGGACGCTATTGTTCCGTTGCCGTACAAAGAGCCTTCTGCGACATTGGCTCAGTTGTTGGGTGGATTGGTTAACGACGGGCGTAGGTTTGTTGCTTTAGCTGATCAGCAGATGTCGGACATGAATCAGGAAACTCCAGTGGGGACTACGGTTGCCATGTTGGAGCGTGGCATGAAGGTTATGTCTGCGATTCACAAACGTATGCACTACGCCCAGAAGACGGAGTTCCGTTTGTTGGCGCGTATCTTTGCGGAAAACCTTCCTCCGATGTACCCCTACGAAGTAGCGGGTGCGCCACAACAGGTTAAGATGCAAGACTTTGATGCTAGGATCGACGTTCTCCCCGTCTCTGATCCGAACATTTTCTCTATGTCTCAGAGGGTAACGCTGGCTCAAACTCAACTTCAGCTAGCGCAATCTAACCCCCAGATGCACAACCTTCATGCGGCGTATAGAAGGATGTATCAAGCATTAGAGGTGCAGAATATAGACGAGATCTTGCCACCGCCACCGCCACCTCCGCAGCCGCAAGATCCTGCGATAGAAAATGGGTTGTTGATTGGTGGGCAGACTCCGCAAGCGTTTGCGCAGCAGGATCATGACGCGCATTTGACGGCACATATTGCATTGTTGGAGATCCCGATGTTGCAGAATGCGCCACCTGTATTGTCCGCATTGTTTACCCATACGTTGCAGCACGTTAGCTTTAAGGCTCGTGAACAGGTGGATAAAGAATTGGAACAGATTAGTGTGCAGCCGCAGCAGCAAATGCAGCAGTTGCAGTTAATGGCGCAAGCGGGAGCGATAGATCCTATGGTTGCCCAGCAGCAGATGGCGGCGTTACAACAGCAAGGTCCTACGCAGTTTACGCCTGAGCAGATTGAATCTCGTGTGGCTCAGGTTGAAGAAGAGATGATTAAGGATTTAATGCTTAAACTTTCGTATTCACCAGAGGGTGATCAAGAAGATCCGCTGGTTAAGATACGGATGCAGGAGCTTTCGATTAAGCAGATGGAAGCTCAACACAAGGCCGCGATGGATCAAGCGAATCTTGAACTTGAGGGGGCTCGATTGGAGCAACGTGCTGTTACGGATGCTGCTAGACTGGATTTACAGGAAGAGGTTGCGGACAATCGCAATGCTGTAAACCAAGAGCGCATCGATGTGCAGCGAGAAGCCATGTTACGGAGGACCTGATGCCTCTTAAAGAAGGCAAATCAAAAGGTGTTATCAGCCAGAACATCAAGACAGAAATGGCTGCTGGAAAACCGCAAAATCAAGCGGTTGCTATTGCTTTAAGCAAAGCGGGTAAAAGTAAATATTCTTCTGGCGGTATGGTGAACAGGCGGTTTAGTCCGATAGCCCGACCACAGAGGTTTGTTGGAGAGTTCTAGTGTTGTGCGCTCTCACCGCTGTGCTGGTAGGGATGCATGGCGGCGATATGTACAAGGCGTGTGTGTATCGTTGTCCTAGAGACGTTTCGTATTTTTACTATCATTACCCGAGAATAATACGGATACCGTATGACTTTCGGTGTCCTCCTGTAGCCAAGGTGGGTGAGAAGGTATGATAGATCCGGTAACAGCTATTGCGGGGGCTACTCAGGCATTTAATCTTGTTCGTAAAATGGTTTACGCGGGCCGGGAACTAGAAGATGTGGCTGGTCAGCTTGGCAAGTGGTATGGTTTTGCTGCGGATCTTGGCAGGGCAGAGCAACAACGCAAGAACCCGCCAATTTTCACTAAACTGTTTGCTTCTGGATCAGTAGAGCAAGAAGCCTTACAGATTATTATTCATCAAAAGAAGCTGGCAGAGCAGGAAAAAGCCTTGCAGCAAATGCTGAACAATCGTTTTGGCTATGGCACATGGCGCGAGATGGTGGAGCTACGGCGTAAGATAAAAAAGGAGCGGGAGGAAACTCTGTATCGACAGCAAGAGCGCAAGGCGGCATTCTTTGAAATTCTTCTGTTGATATTACTGTTTTCTATGATGGCGGCTATTTTAGTCGGCGGCACATGGCTGACTGGTTTAGGCGCAGGATGGTGGTAAAATGGCTGATGGTATTCAGGGCGCAAGCCAGCACATGCCCTTTAATGTCGGTTCTGACATACATGAGCAAACCAGAACGCGTGAGCGCATAGAAACGCATCTGGTAGAGCAGAGGGTAGAAAAAGAACACAGGGCCAACCACAGCCATTTAGAGGCTCTTGTAAAGCAACGATTGGACTTACAAGAAAGTTATGATAGGTTTGGGCGCAAGACTAATGCGGATAGACCGCAGGGAACGAAGTTAAACATAGAGGTTTGACATGGAAAAAATACTTGCTTGGAAGATCATGCCGCGTTTTATGATGCTGGTGATGTCGGTAATGTACATTCGCGTTTTGGAGTGGGGAATGAGCCTTGACGATTTGTCAACGCAGCAATCCGCAATGATTAGCGTTTGCTCTGGAGCCATGACGGGCGCGTTTGCTGTTTGGTTAGGTAGCGAAAAGTGACTCAGATATTTTTACAATCCTTTTTAGGCACCGTAACGTGCGCGTTAATTTTGGTGCTTATAATTGAATGGATGAAGGGTCAGTGATGATACAATCCTTTTTAGGACCGATAGCCAATCTTGCGGGATCGTGGCTACAGGGTAAGGCTGATAAGAACGCTGCCGCTGCGGAGCTAAAGCTAACTGAGGCAAAAGCTAAAGCTCAGATACTTTTGTCTGAGAAGACCAGCGTTGCCGACTGGGAGCGCATCATGGCAGAAGGTGCCAAGTCTAGTTGGAAGGACGAATGGTTCGTAATTGTCCTGTCTATACCTTTAATTTTGGCCTTCGTTCCGGGCGCTGAGGGTTGGGTAGATCGCGGGTTTGAACAGCTTTCAAAAGCTCCCGACTGGTATTTTTACAGCCTTGGAATTGCAATTTCAGCCAGTTTTGGTGTGAGGGGGGCGCAAGCTTTTTTTAAAAGGAAATGATATGAGTAATTTTAAATTAAGCCAGCGTAGTCTGGACCGCATCGAAGGTATTGATGAAGAGTTATACACTTTGGTTCGCACTGCCATTCATAATACGCCGTATGACTTTGGCATTCCCCATCTTGGCGGGTTGAGAACGATAGAGGAGCAGCGTTCCCTTGTGGATTCTGGGGCTTCAAAAACTATGAAAAGCAAGCATTTGGATGGAATGGCTTTTGATTTCATGGTGTTTTTGGGTCCGAAAGTTTGTTGGGAGTTAAAGTTTTATGATGATGTTGGCGATGCTATTGTAAAAACGGCTAAGGATATGGGCATTAAGCAGCTTAAATGGGGAGGTGCTTGGCACATTGACAACATCCTAGAGTGGGATGGTACAATGCTGGACGCATACAACGATTATGTAGACCTTCGGCGTAGTCAAAAACGGACGCCCTTTGTCGATATGCCCCACTTTCAAAAAGGATAACAGATTATTATGGCAAGTTTTACACGCGAACAACTAGACCGATTTTTAAAGGGGGCTACAGGAGACGAAGCGATGGGCGGTTCAAAGAGCCCCGGCGCGGGAGGCCAGACTGCGGTAGCTCAAGAGGTGGAAAAACTTCTTCGCAAAAACCCTGAGATGTTTGAAAAGATGTTGGATAAGAAGCCCAAGAAGTTCTCGCTCGGGGGGAGAGCGGGTGATGTTCGAGACAATTCTAACCGTGGGAAAACATTCTAATGCCTAGTATTATGATTAGCATTATACCGGACGGTATTCCGGTAGATAAAATGCAGGACGGTGACGATGGAGGTCCAAGCTGTCCTATAGCCACCAAAGATGCTGAAGCAAACATGGAAGCCAAAGAGGTTGCGGTAGAAGAAGCAAATTACCGAGATCCCTCTATGGACGGGGGCTTTAAGCTGACCGAGGTTTGTGGAAACTGCGGAGCGTACAATCAAACGGAAGACATATTGGAATGTATTGGCGATGATTCTGGTGATCTGGGTTACTGCCAGATGTACAAATTCATGTGTTCGTCCGACCATGTTTGCAATGACTGGGTAAAGGGTGGTCCAATTAAATCTATAGCCGAGGGTTCGGAAAGGGACATTCTTTAATGGACGCTGTTGCTTTCGCTACATATATGTATAAGATCCTGAAGGAACGAGAGCAGGACATTGCAAATGCTCTCGCACATGATACTGCTAAAGACTGGGAGCAGTATAAGCTCATGGTGGGTGAAGTACGGGGCATTGCCTACGCTCGTGAGGAAATCAAAGCCCTGCTGGAGAACCACGCTGACGATGTCGAAGACCTTATATCTTCCTGATCATGTCGCGCAGAAAATTAACAAAGAGAAAGCAGGGAACACCGCTGCTTCTTCTGACGTTGGTAGCGCGTATATTGATACCACCGAGAAGGTTTTAGACCCTTCTCTTTTAGAAAAACCCCTTCTTGAAAGACTACCGCAGCCTACGGGCTGGCGTGTTTTAGTTATGCCTTATCAAGGTGCTAGCAAAACACAGGGCGGTTTACACATACCGGATGAAGTTCGGGATCGTGAAGCTGTAGCAACGGTTGTTGCGTATGTTTTAAAGGTTGGTCCTATTGCTTACAAAGACCCTGATAAGTTTGGCCCAGACGCTGCACCTTGGTGTGCGGAGGGACAATGGGTTTGTATCGGTCGATACTCGGGGTCGAGATTTAAGATCGATGGGGGCGAAGTTCGTATAATCAATGACGATGAGGTTATTGCTACGATCTTAGAGCCCGACGATATTAAGCAGGTTTAGGAGAAACTGATGGCGGAAGAACAAGAAGTCCTCGAAGACGAGGGTGTAGAAATAGAGGTTGAGGCAACGGAAGAACCGACGGGTCAAGAGGTTGTTGAAGAACCGGAAGCGCAAGAGCCTGCTGCGGAATCTGGCGATGATGAGCTAGATAGTTACAGTAACAAGGTTCAGGCTCGGATAAAAAAGTTAACCGAGAGATATCGCAAGGAAGAACGGGACCGTGAAGAGGCTGTTCGTCTAGCACAGCAGTTGTTGCAGGAGAATGAGAATCTAAAAAGCCGGGTTCAAAACTTGGACAAGGGTTATTTGTCTGAGTACGGCACTCGAATAGATGCTCAGGTAGAAACAGCGAAGCGGTTGTACAAAGAAGCGTATGACGCTGGTGATACGGACAAGATGTTTGAGGCGCAGGAAGCGTTATCAAAAATGTCTATTGAGCAAGAGCGTTTACGGATTGCCAAGCAGCGGTCTGAGCAAGTTCCGGTTGCACAACAGCATGCTCCGGTACAGCAGCCCGTTGCTCCTCCTGCTCCAAAGCCTGATCCAAAGGCGCAGTCGTGGGCGGAGAAAAACGATTGGTTTGGGTCTGACGAAGTCATGACTTATGCTGCTTTTGGAATACATAGGAAGCTCGTTGAAGAAGAGGGGTTTGACCCAGCCAGCGAAGAATACTATACTGAAGTTGATCGTCGAATGCGTTCGGAGTTTCCGAATAAGTTTCAGGCGAAGAAATCGAGTGGAGCACAGGTCGCCTCGGCTGGCGCTTCAGCATCTCGCAGTACGGCAAAAACGGGGCGCAGGTCGGTTAAACTATCACCGTCACAAATAGCGATGGCGAAACGTCTAAATGTACCGCTTGAAGAATATGCAAAATTTGTGAAGGATTGATAGAATGGCTGATAGAAAACCTCGCGCAAGCGAAACACGCGAATCAGAAACGCGCAGAAAACCATGGGCTCCGCCCAGTCACCTTGCAGCACCTGATGCCCCAGAGGGCTTTGT